TGTGCCATTGTAGCCGTCTACTGTATCCGAACAGGTGTCAATGGCATTGGACAGCTTTTCAAAGTCCGCCGGGGAACCGTTGATGATCGCCAGCATACCGGACATGGCCTCTTTGCCAAACAGTGAGGCAGCAGCCTGTGCCTGTTCTGCCTCAGAAAGTCCGCCCAATTTCTGACGGAGTTGTTCCATAAGTTCTCGTAAAGAGTACATCTTGCCGGAACTATCCGTCAGAGAAATGCCGTACTGTTCCATGGCAGATGCCACTGTATCTGTCGGCTTTGCCAGATTGGTAATGGCAGAACGCAGTGCTGTACCAGCCTGTGAGGATTTGATACCGGCGTTCGCCATCAGTCCGATGGCAATGGCAGAGTCTTCGGCGGAGTATCCCAAGGAACCCAGTACCGGAGCGGCATACTTGAAAGTTTCTCCCATCATGCTGACGTTGGTATTAGCGTTGGAACTTGCGGCTGCCAGAATATCTGCAAAGTGTCCGCTGTCCGAAGCAGACAAACCGAAAGCGGTCAGAGCATCCGTGACAATGTCCGAAGTAGATGCCAAGTCTTCCCCGGAAGCGGCAGCAAGATTCATGATGCCTTCGATACCGCTGAGCATATCGTTGGTTTTCCAGCCTGCCATCGCCATGTAGTTCATAGCATCCGCAGCCTCACTTGCAGAGAACTTCGTTTTACTGCCCATTTCACGAGCCTTTTCCCGGAGAGCATCCATCTCTGAACCGGTGGCACCGGACACCGCTGCCACCTTCGACATGGCGGAATCGAAATCCGCACCAGTTTTCACGGCAATGGTTCCCAGAGCTGTGACACCAGCGGTGACCGGCAGCAGCTTTTGTCCCACACCAGAGATCTTGTCTCCGGCGGACTGCAGCGTTTCACCCAGAACACCCATCTTTTCCAAGGCGGTGTGAGAATTGTTTGCTTCTGTGGTCAGGCGTTTCAGTTCGTTTTCGGTTTCGATGATCTCACGCTGCAAAGCATCATACTGCTGCTGTGAGATTTCACCATTTGCAAGAGCCGTATTGGCTTGTTCTGCGGCAGTTTTCAGCACTTCCAGCTTTTCCTTGGTGGCAGATACCGCATCTGCCAGCAGTTTGTGCTTCTGGGATAAGAGTTCCGTGTTGGTAGGATCGAGTTTCAGCAGTTTCTGGACATCTTTCAGCTGTGTCTGTGTACCCTTGATGTCCTTGTTGACACCTTCCAGTGCTTTTGACAGCTTGGTGGTATCACCGCCGATCTCTACGGTGATGCCCTTGATTCTATTAGCCATACAATCTCACCCCCTTATCAAAATTTATCGAAGTCACTCTGATCCGCTAACATATGATATTTGTATTCGTCATTCTCCCGTTCGGTGAACATATCATTCACCAGACCAATGGTCAAAAAATCCAAATCGTCCATTGACAAACCAAGCTGAACGCACCGCAACAAAAACAGCGGTGTGGTCATCGGTCGGTCAATCGGGCGATGTTTTTTTTAGACTTGACCTGTGTTTCTACGTTCAAACCCCAGAGATCGATCAGCTGCGGCAAGATTTCGTAAATGCTGAACGTGTTGAACTGTTCCAGCCATTCATCCGGAGAAGCCGGAACGGCTGGGTCAGCGTGTTTTGCCATGATGTAGGCGATGTTCTCAAACACTTCAAGGCTTTCAATGTCCAGTGCAGAGGATTCTTCTGTATTTTCTCTCACAGATTTTTGTAGTGCTGCAAAGTCCTGATAAATATCTCTGCGAAATTTCAAGCGATACAGTCTGGGAACTGCTGCACTCGCCTTAAACGGCACATCAATGCCGTCAATGGTGATGTTCTTCTGAATTGCCATACTGCACTCTCCTTACGCTTTCACAGATGCTGCGGATGCCTTACCACTCTGTACAGCGGCAGCCAGATTGGGCATATATACCGCCTTGTACCAGTTCTCATAAACCTCGGCATCCGTTTTCTCACAGGTTTTAGTTTTTACCAAACCACTGTTCAACGCTGTTGCGGTCAAAGACAGCGTTTCTGTTTTAACTTCCTTTTCGTCCTCAATGGTGCTGGATTCTGTTGCCGGACGAGAGGCAGAACAGCAGAACAGACAGTGACGAATTTTATTCTTATCGCCGCTGAATTCAAACAGCAGTGCAAACTGGGATACTTCCGCAGTATTGGTTTCCGTGAGAACGCCCTTTTCATCCAGCTTCTCACCGAGAATGTCTGTCGCAAACTCAAGCGGAACCAATGCGATTTCCAGATCGCCGGTGTAACCAGAGTTATTGTTGATCACATAGTACACACCATCGTCAGCGTAAAAATTGGATGCTTCCCCTTCTGCATCGATAGACAGCGACACTGCACCGGGAATGCGAACCGGCTTTGCAAAAGTCGGCACACCTTCTTCATCATAAGAGGTGATTTTTGCATAGTGAACTTTGTTCAGACCGAATTTTACCTTGTTTTTCTCCATTGCCATATAGATCAAACCTCCATCTCATAGAGTACTTCATACAATTCTTCCGAATCAATGAATAGTTCTGTTTTTGTGTAATAAATTTCATGCTTGGCAAGCACTGCCTCCACCTGTTCTTCCAGTTCCGGCAGTTTTTTATCCGTGTACAATTCAATGTCCAGTTGCTTAAAACTGAAATATGCCACATTATCCGCTGAAAATGTATTCTCTCCAGGAGATAGAAACAGCAGAAAAGGCGGTTCAGGACTTTCGCCTTCTGCATAATGATGATAGGCAAAGGGCAGCCCCATTTCTTCCATCATTTCTGCGATTTCTTCGTAAGTCATGACAATGCCTCCTCGATCAAATGCTCCAGCAACTGTACACCGTTTTCTTCCGCAGGAGCAATGTGCGGTTTTCCTGATACCCGACCGCCGCCACGTTTGGCATGACCCTTTTCCAACAAATGTGCCAGCTGATAACGATTTTTACTGTGTACAGTCATCTCCAAAGAGTGACTGTTTTCGCCAGTCTTTTTCGTTGCCCAGCTTTTCGCATACTTTCCGGTGTCCGCAGGAGCATTGGCAGAGATCTCATTTTTCACTTGCGTTGCAGACTTCCGGACTGCTTTTTTCATGGCAGTATCCGCAAGGTCTGCATATTCCTGCAAGCCCTGCATGATTTCCTCTGCAAGATCGTCAATACTGGCCATTTTGTCCTGCCTTTCTGGCTTCTGCCATAAGTTTCAGATAATCCTTGTGCAGATAATCTGGTGTAACACTGGTGATGTTGTATGTAACATCCCGAAACAAGATTCGGTTGCCTGTTACAGACGGCATCCAGTGCTGGTTTTGCCGAATGAGGAATTCCAGTGTTTGTGTTTCTTTGGTCACACCAGCGTCCGTATGCTCCGCAGAAGCTTTCAAAGTCACTTTTGCCCAGCAGGAAAAGGCTTCGTCCCACACAGCGGTGTGATTTCCGATTTCATCGGTAACGACACGATTCACCAGAAAGGTGATTCGCTGATTGAGTGTTCCAATTTCCATCAAATCACATCCTCTCGCTGTGCAAACAGCATAGCACGAAGTGTTAATGTCAGTTTGGAAAAGTCTGCGGTATTGCGGTTTTCATAGAGATAAGAAACCGTGTAGAGCATTGCTGTCCGTACCACATCTTCGTTTTCTGAAAAGCGTTCCTCGTCCATTCTTCCCACATCCATTACCAGCTGTTTTGCAGTTGAAATAAAGGAGAGAAGCAATGTATCATCATCTTCAAAATCAATCCGCAGATACTGTTTGACTTCCTGTAAAGTTACCACCCACTCCAACCCCTTTCTCTGATTACGCTTTCATGCCAAGTGTCTTTACGGCTTCGGTCAGAATCAGTCTGCCATCGACACGCTGAGATGCGAGGAATCCAACCTGACCATTCATTGCAAATACTTCATTCAGTCGCTTAAAGGAACGTCCCTGACGGTCGCCGATCCAGTAATAGCTGAAATCGCCGAAAGCAAGACACTTTGCACCTGCCTTGATTTCCGGCACATAACTGGAAGTGTAGTACGGACGATTGAGAATGGTATCCGGAACGCCAGCTTGTACAGACGGATTCCAGATGTAATTGCCAGTGCTGTCCTTCAGCTTACGAAGTGCCTTTACTGTGGAATCGTTCAGTACCCATACAGCTTTCTTCCGATACGGGCTTCTCAGAGAATAGAACAGTTCCAGAACATCATCGAAAGTGATATTGGCAGTGCTGGTTGTTGCTCCGCTTTCCGCACCGCCCGTTGCAGCAAAGATACCGGTCGGCTTGCCCTTGCCGTCACCAATGAAGAATGCCTCTTCTTCCTTTGCACCGATTCTTCTTGCAAATTCTTTTGCAATATAGGACGGCAGGTCAAAAGCAGCATCATTCAGCAGTTCCTCAGAGATCTTAATTGCTGTGCCAACCTTGTACGCACCGAGGGAAGCCTGTCCAAAGGTATCGTCAGACAGCTTATATGCGTCCTCCTCATCCATCCAAGCAGCTTCGCCCTTAGAAGTAACGATGGGAATCTTTCGATCACCAGAGGAAGTTTTGATGACGGTTGCCAGCTGCCGGAAAATGTTTTCTTCGGTCAGGGCTTCCACCAGTTTCCGTTCAAATTCATCCGGCACAAGATAGCCGCCCTCAGTATCTGTACCAACCTGCAGGTCGTTTCGGACATCGTAAAAATTGCGGTTGCGAATGCTGTTCCAGAAAGCAGTACGATATGCATCCGATGCAATGCCGGTCTTGGTATCACTGTGAGTGGATGCGTTCGGCTTGTTCTGAATCGGCGTAGAAGTGGGCTTGTTCATCTCCGCTTCAATCTGAGCCTGTCGTTCCAGCCGCTGGATTTCCTTGCCGTATGCCACGATCTGCTGCTCCATGGCATCGTATGTCTTGCTGTCCTCTTCCGA